GGGCGATCTTGTCTTTCATCGCCTTCCGGGCCGCTTTGGCAGCTTCAGACATGGGTGGCTCCGAGGAGTAGACCGGCGGCCCGGTTAGTTGTTTGGCGAATGTAGCACACAACTGCATTAACGCGAGTGGGTTTTACGTTTTGACTTGACTGCTTTAGTGCTTATGAAAATTGCCCCACCCGCTCCCGCAGCACATTCTCCACCGGCTCTACGCCGATGCTGCCGCCATCGGGCACCTGATGCCGCATGGCGGCGATCTGGTGTTCGGCGGTGGCGTGGGTGCCGAATGAGGACAGGGCCTCGTGGCCCCCGTGGTCACGGATGACCACGGCCAGGGGCTGCTCGCCCTGCTGGAGACGGGAGAAGATATCATCCTTGGAGTACGGCCCCAGGCCCAGGACGTCGTTCAGGCGGTTGCTGCGGACGGCGTCGGCAATCTGCTGGGGGCTGACCATCTGCGGATTGTAGTGCAGCAGGCCATCGGGGATATGCATCGCCGCCATACCTTCCGGCGGCGGAACCGATGAGCCGGACGTGTGCAGGACGGCGGCCTTCTTGCCGTCAACCAGCATTTGACGCTGCAGAGCAATCGTGTGGGGGCTCTCGGGGACCGTCTTGCCGACGTCGTCAACCGCGCCGCCGGAGGTGTACTTGGCGATCCGACCTCCGCGCGCCTTGAGCATATCTGGCTCGTTAGGATCGAAGGTTCCACGGTTGAATTGGGACTTAATTTGCGTGGGCTCAAAGGCAATCCACGCAGTCCCGTCCTTCATGCCATCGTGGCCTCCAGCACGCAGAACGCGCTGGTAAGCCATGCCATCGCCTTTTAGGGCGCTGATCGAGGGCAAGCTGCTCTTTGCAAACTCGTCAGCTTTATTGTTGATCCAGTCGTTATCCCCACTCCTGCTCATGTGCGGATTGCTGGCTTGCAACTCAGCTTTGTACCGCTCAAGCATTGGGGCCGTGACTTTTGTTTTACCCGGAACAAATGGGTTTTTTATAGCCATATGTACGGGTAGAATTTGTGACCCTTCCGCCGGAAGGTTTGTATCATCGCGCCAGTCAACCGTGTAGCCTTCAGCACGCTTGGGATGCACATCGGCGTAGAAGCCAGCCACATTGTTTCCGACGCGGTTTACCGTCGGGTGATTGGGGTCGTAGGCAGTACCAGTCCATTGACGCGTTCCGTGATACAGCACCGGCGGTGTTTTGCTTCCCGCCATATGGGCCGCCAAGTTCTCATCTCTCCGGGGGTCGCCGTGCGGAATGTAACCGCCCTCAGCAAACCGACCCGGAACAACCTTCGCAACCCCAAAGTCCGGCGAAATGGACGAGGTGATGGACTTGGCCACCATCAAGGCCTTCTTGAGGGACTTGGGGTCGGAGATCATTCCGTGATGTCCTTCTTAACTTCCTTCGCCTCGCTCTCAACCTTATTGGCGTTGATGTGATGGATCAGGATGTCCTTCGCCAAGCCTAGTGTCGCCAGATTTTCCTTGCTGGCGCGGTCGAGGTAGCGGTTCTCGTCTTCGACCGAGGAGCGGCGCGTCTTTTCCTGCACTTCCATGCGGCGGGTCTTGGCGTCTTCAATTTTCGCCTGCGCCAGCATAGCTTCGACTTGCGGGTCTTTGGCGTTACCCAAGCCGCCAGCCGGAGCTGGGGAGCCTCCACTCTTGGCGTATGCGCCCTGGGCGATCTTCGCCTGCACCTCGGCGACCTTGGCGTGGGCTTGAGCCGTCTTGGCGTCGGCTGAGGCCTTCTCATTGGCCATCTTGGCCATCATCTGCTGCATCTCAGGCGGAGGCTGCTGCTGCGCAGACGGCGGCGCGAAGAACTGAGACGGGTTGGAGTAGCCAATCGCCTGCAGGGCAGCCGTATCAATCGCAATCGGGTCATACATCGACGGATTGGCCTGCTGCAATTGCTTGAGAGCCGTGATCTTCATGACGCGGACGGCGTGAGACGCCGTATTCGGGTCGGCCTGCGGCACCAGTTCGCAATTATTAATGGCCTGCATAAACGTCTGCTCGTCCCACTTCACCGACGAGCGACCCTTACGCTGCCAGAAGCTGTCGGGGTGATCCTTGAACACCTCCACCAGCAACTGGAACTCCTCGGCCTGCGCCGCATGCAGGCGCTTATGCACCGCGTTCAGCAGCTTGGTGGCTTGCTCAATCATGGCCAGCGTAGTCCCGACAGGAGCGTCGGCGCGGCCCTCGCCGACCTGCATCTCGGACGTGCCGCCGATGCGCTGCCCCGTCTGGGCCATGTTATCAACCAGCATCATCAGAGCCTGAGAAGGCGGCTGATACGGCATAGGCATGATGGCTTGTGAAATGGGCAGTCCGCCAGTCTTAACGAGCGCGCCACCCCCAGGAGGAACTCGGAAGATGTTGGTGTTCTGGCGTCCGCCGGTGTCGGCCATGAGGAAGCCGGGGAAGTTGGAGTACATCCCCGCGTCGAGAAGTTCGCGCCACGCGGCGGTAATGGCATTGGTCGTGTTACCGAGGATGTGCAGGAGCCCGATGTCATAAAATCCAAGACCCGGCACAAATGTGTATTTCACAAAGTTCTTGCGAGACACCGGCAGAGCCTTGGTGTCCTCGCCGTAATTACGGACAATCGACAAAATCTCTTTCGACGAGACGTCAATCGTCACGCGGTAGGGGATTTCAAGGCCGGACGCCTTGCCCTTGTGCTTATGCTCGAAACCCTTGATGTCCAGTTCGCAGTAGACTTCATAAATTTCGCGGTCGCGGTCTTCAGCTTTGGTCGTGCTGACCTCAATGCCCTGCTGCGCTTTCTCCTCACGCTGCAGCGAATCGAGGTTCGCCGCCTTGGGCGTACCCAGGGCGACGTCGCGATAGACACCCATGATCTGCAGGCGCTTAACCACGGAGGGGCGCATCATGACGCGGTGCGTGATGCGCTTGGCGTTCGACAGGTCGGTGGCGTCGTTGTTGACGATCAGGTCGTCGGCGTCCACCGTCTCAGACACGGGGCGGTTACGCAGGGGGCAGAAGTAGACCTTCTTGAATTGCGTCCCGCCAAACCCAAGCATCAGCAGCATGCGGTCGGTATCGGGGTAGTACTCCGTCGCCACCGCCGTCAGGTAGTGGTTGAGGTCGCGCTCCAGGGCGTTAGCCAGTTGGTCTTCACGCAGTTCGGCGTTGTTGTCGTCGTTGCGAATTTTCACCGGGCCATCAGTCGGCAGCAACTCAGAGCGGGCATTTGCCTGGAAGCGCAGCACCGCCTCCAGAAGCAGTGGATGCCGCACCCTGCTCATGCCCTCCACGGGAGCGCCGTCGGACGCGCCCTGGAGGCCGGGAATTTCAATCTGCAGACCCAAAAGCTTCAGGCCCTGGGTGCGGCTCTCAATCCAGTCCTTGCGGCTTGAGAGATCGTACTCGACGCCGTCCAGCAGTTCGCTGGCGATCCGGTTCAGTTCGCCGCTCTCAATGTCGTCAACGAGGTTGTCGAACCACTCCAGCTTCGCCTCGCGGTCGCCGCCATCAATAGGCCGCCCATCAAGAGACACAGTGACGGAGCCGTCACCATGCTCAATCTTGATGATATTGCCCTTGCTGTCGATTTCGGGCAGGTCCGCGCCCTCATCAGCCATTTCGACAATAATATCGTCGTCGCCGGGGCCCACATCCTCTTCAGGACCGGGTTGGCGGATGGCTGAAGCGAGCCCCGGCGTCATCGGCATATTGCTATTCCTCTAATTCGGCGTCCCGAATGGCTTCCATCTCTTCGACAAAGAGATCAATGCCCTGCTTGGCGGCTATATTATCCGTATTAGCCTTCAAGGTATAGACACGTCTATGATCAAAGGGAGGCTGACCCCAAACAGTCACCTCCCACAGGGCTGGAATACCCTGCCTGATTATATCAACAGTCGCCGAAGCCAGTATCCGCTCGTCTTTGAGGCTCATTTGGCCGAAATCTTCTCAAGAGCGTCGCGGGCAATGCGGGCCATAAGCTCAGGATCGGGACGATAGGCAATATGGCGGCCAAATGCGTCGCGCTTGCGGCTTCCGGCGTCCGCAATCGCCTTCAGCGCCTCGACGGCGACGTCGTTTGCCCGTCCCGCTCCGGCTGCCGGAAGCTCGATGGTGTTTTCCGCCGAGATTTCTTTATTTTCGATAGTTTTTGGCGCTCTAGCCATGTATTTTCTCCTTTAGGCGGGGTACAGTGGCACATCATTGCCCCCTGGGTAAGTCTTCATACCTTCGATCTCTTCAATACGCTC